CGTGCCCAATACGATGCCAGCCATAGCAGCTTTAGCTTATGGTGCAGCGCTTGCTTTCCAGATTGATTTGAAAGCGCGTAAGTTGTACATGGGCGTAGAAGTTACACCTGGGACAACAACGAACGCCCTTAGTATTTTGACATTCTTGTCACGCGGCGAAAAATCGGCAGACTCGGCGGCCAACAAATCCGTTATTAACAACAACAACACTAACGCAACAAACTGCGCTTTAGTTGTTACAGGTTAGTCCATCCTTTCACTTGGGGCCGGTTGCATATTGTGACCGGCTTCAGGTGAAATCATGGATTGAAAGGATGGTTAAGAATGGAAAAAATCAAATTGAATCTTGGCTCCGGCGATATTGTAATGCCTGGCTACACTAATTATGACCGCAAGTATGGGACAGAAGCATATCCCTTGGCGGTCGAAAATGAATCAGTTGATGAGATATATGCTTCACATATTCTGGAGCATTTTGATTGGAGACAATCGCTTAAGGTATTAGAAAATTGGGTATCGAAGCTCAAGGTTGGCGGTGTAATAAAGATTGCCGTGCCTGATTATCGCCTGATAAGTGAGAAGTATCTGGCTGGCGAAAAGATAAATACAGTTAGCTATATTTGCGGCGGCCAAGACGACGAGAATGATTATCACAAGTCACTATTCGATAAGGAATATCTATCAGCCATGATGGATGCGGCTGGTCTTATTGATATAAAGCCGTGGGATTCGATTTTGAACGATTGCGCGGCGCTGCCGATTAGTTTGAATTTGCAGGGTACAAAAAAAGAAGCGACACCGACTATTACCGCCGATGAAATGACTAAAATTGCCGCGGTAATGAGTATGCCGCGGTTGTGTTTCGCGGACAATATGCACACGGCAGCCTGTGCGTTTTTGGGATTAGGCATAACATTGACGCGGGGCACTGGAGTATTTTGGGGCCAGGTCCTCACGCGGATGATTGAGGAACAGATTAACAACGGTGCGGAATGGATATTTACACTCGATTACGATACATGGTTTACACCTGACCATATCATAAAGTTATGCCAGCTTATGAGAGTGAATCCTGATATTGATGCGATGATGCCGGTGCAGAGTAAACGGCAAAGTAGTGAGCCACTATTTGGTGTGCGGGACAAAGAAGGCAAGCTAGTTCAAAGAGCAAAGTGTTCAGATTTTGCAGGCGAATTAACACCTGTCGCTTCGGGCCATTTTGGTTTGACACTGTTTCGTGCGAGTAGTTTGAAACGATTAAAAAAGCCGTGGTTTTTAGCTGTACCTAATGAGCGCGGTGACTGGGGCGATGGCAAGCAGGATGATGATATATATTTTTGGAATCAGTTTTTTCATCAGGGTTTTAAGGCTGTGCAGGCGAACCATGTTGTCATCGGCCACATGCAAATGATGTGTACGTTTCCAGACACGGCCGAAAATGGCTTTAAGCCCATTCATTTACACATGGGCGATTTGGAATCCAAAGGGGCGCCTGCCCATTGTAGACCGGAAGTAACGCTAATTAGTTAAGGATTATATTATGGCTGCAGGAGCAAGATTCGAAAACGATGTTCACGTTGCCGGAAATTTATCAGCAGGTACGATGACCATTCCGGCATTAACGATAACGGATGCGATGATTAACCCTTCTGCTGCCATTGCTGCATCAAAGCAAGACCATCGTCACCATGCGATGTATTCGCAGGAGTCGGCGACAACGTCAGCGGACGAGGCCAGGCCGCTGTTCGTGGTATATGGGGCCACTGGTACGATTATCAGTTTTAAGGCCGGTTCCGTCGTGGCTAATATCGACGACTCTACTGTAACGGTTGATTTGCTGAAAGACGGCGCATCGGTTCTAACGGCGGTGATAACACTGGATTCAGATAACGTGGCTTACACCCCAGAGGCAGGGACGATAGATACGGCGGCTGTTGTGGCCGGTGACGTTCTGGAGGTATCAATTGATGCTACCGTTGGAACCGGCACACTGGCGTTGGGTTTATATTGTGAATTAGTGATTGACGAGGACCCGGCATAAGGAGCTATCATGGCGATTAGAATATCAAAAGAGCCATTGGTCGAACCGTTCAGTTTGACGGAAGCTAAGTTGCACCTGCGCGTTGACGGAACTGACGACGATGCATTGATAACACAGTTAATAAAAGTGGCTCGCACGTTTTGCGAATTGTTTCAGGGCCGCGCTTATATTGTGCGTACCTATGAGCGGACGTATGATGATACATTTCCGAGCATAATGTATCTGGCTAATCCTCCGTTGTGCTATGTGGATTCGATTACATATTTAGATCAGGATGGTGAGTCACAAACAGTTACATCTTCACTTTACACTGTCGACACAAAGAGTGAACCTGGCCTTGTTTATGAGGCATATAATCAAATGTGGCCTTCGAGCGTGCGGTGGGTCAGGAATATGGTAACGGTCAATTATGTAGCTGGCTATGCCGCTGAATTTACAGTTGATACTGAAACTGATATTTTGACGGTATTGGGCCGGACATATACCGTTGGTGATAAAGTTAGATTGTATAATTCAGGCGGTACACTACCTGCCGGATTGTCGGCGAATCTCGATTATTACGTTATCGAGGTATCGGATAATACATTCCAGTTATCACTTACATCGGGTGGCGATGCCGTTGAGGTTACTGCTGATGAAGACGGCGGTACGCATTACATCGGTGAAGTACCGGAAACTATTAAGGTAGCGATGAAACTGATAATCAACCACCTGTATGAAAACAGAGAAAACTCAATGGATGCTAATTTGATTGAGATACCTATGGGTGCAAAATCATTTTTGATGCAGGATAGAGTGCAATGGTAAGGGCTGGAAAACTTAGACATAGACTGGCGTTCAATTCCTTATCGCGGGGACGGGACGAGTTTGGCGGCACTATTGATATGTTTACAACTTATGCGACGTTATGGGGTTCAATCCGTCCGATGACTGGTCGGGAACTTGAGAATGCACAACAGATAAGCGGTGAGCTTACTCACATGGTACGAATCAGATACAACAGTAGTGTAGCTATAACTAATAGATTTACATTCGATGACCGCACTTTTGAGATAGTTTATATCCTCGATTATGACGAGCGTAATATCTGGATGGACATGATGGCGAAGGAGATTGTCTGATGATTCTCGAAGGTGGCGTGGAATTAGAAAGAAAACTGTTATTACTTGAAAGAAAAGTGGGCAAAAGAGTTGTCAAAAAAGCTGTACGGGCTGCCTTGAAACCTATGTTGACCGGCTCGAAGGCGAATGCAAGGTCAATGATTGGCGGTGGTATGGGTTCATTGATTGCCAAAAATATACAACTTCGTGCATTCAAAAAACAACGCAAGGGCAGTTATGGTATGAGCGTGAAAATCAAACCGGACGTGGAGGAGTTTGTCTATAACAGCAAGGACGGCAAACGCAGTTTTATACCCGCTGCTATTGAGTATGGTCATGTTTCGCGCGGCGGTGGGCAGGTGGCGGCGATGCCGTTTATGCGGCAGGCGGCGGAGGCGTGGAAAAGCGTTGGATTGCAGATAGCAGCCGGCGAATTAAGGCGTGGTATCGAGGCAGCAGCACATGGCAGTTGATACGATTGAAAAGGCTATATATTCGCTGCTTGCCGCCGGTGGCGATGTGGCTGAACTTGTAGCAACGAGAATATATCCTTTGATGCTACCGCAGCCTGCAACTTTACCAGCGGTTACATATCAAAGAATTGCGGGCGATTGGGATATTACGATGGACGGCGCGAACAATTACGCCGAGGAAATGTTCCAGGTGAATTGTTGGGCTACAAGCTATAAGGGCGCAAGGCAATTAGCGGATACAGTACGCAAAGTATTAGATAATTATGATGATACAACGGGTTATGTACAGATACATTGCATACATCTTGAGGACGAGGGGGATATGATTGATATGAGTAACGAGTTGGCGGTATTGAAAAGATGCGGCAAACGACAGGATTATCGTATTTGGTATAAGATTCTCACATGAAAAAACTGGCTATCCTATTGTTGATGTTCTTTTGTCTACCGTGCCTGGGGGCCACGTATTATGTGGACGCCACCGATGGCAACGACGCCAATACTGGCGATATTACTCATCCGTGGAAAACAATGGCGAGGGCACAACTGGGTTCAGCGGACGACCCTAATGTTGTGGGTGGAGATACCGTTTATATTGCAGACGGTAATTATGGGCTATGGAAGTGGTCTACTGTAAATAATACTTCGGGCCAATGGATTACATACGCAGCGGCGGACACTAATAATCCGCCAGTTTTTGCGAAGATTTATCTGAATGAATCGTCTCAAACACTTTACGATGCCTACCTTATTTTTGATGGTTTACATTTTGAAATGTCAGGAGTCGAACAGGCCGAATTACTTAGTCCGAGGTCTTTTGCTTGCTGGAACCTAAGCTACATTAAAATAACAAATTGTCGTTTTGAGGCAGGGTTGAATTGGCGCACCCTCGACCATACTATTGTAGGGGCTTGTGCTTATTTAAGAGGAAAGCCAGGTGGCCCCCCGGCCGCCCAAATTGAACTTTCTGATTGTGTAATGACTAATTCCCAGGATGGAATAGCTGCGTATATGCTAAGTGACAGTTTGTTTGAAAACAATAATATATATGGATTGGGAAATGACGCGATTGTTGCCAGCGACATATCGGATACCGTAATAAGCGGTAATTATATTCACGATATGGGCGTTGTTGGAAATGGGTTTTCTGTAGATGGGAATAGTACCCTGGCTGACGGCCCATTTCAAATAGGGGAAACGATAAGTCAAACAAATCCTACTTATGATACCGTTACGGCTGTATTGAAAGTAATCAATGACGAATACTACTTTTATGAAGTAGGTGACGTTACTATCCCCGTTGGCGGCTTTCTTGCCGGTTATGAAATATCTGGCGTAACCAGCGGCGCTACCTTTACTCCTTCTTCTGTAGCCGCCAACAACGAAGTCTATCATAGTGATGACTTGCAGATTTATTCTACCGCAGCTTTAGAGGGGCAGGGAACCATTGATAACATAACCATACGCAAAAACATTTTCAGTTCTGGCAATCAGGGGCTGTTATGGGAGGGAACCACTACAAACGATGGCCTTTTGGTTGAAAACAATCTATGGTATGGGAAATTCAATCAAGCTGTTTGTTCTATAATTGGGAAAACGCATTCCGTTACGATTAGGAATAATACTTATGCCCAAGATGCCGATAATATAATTTCAGACACTATCCTTCACAGCACTGCCCCTGGTTCTGTGTATGAGATCCACAATAATTTATATTGCAGATATTTTTCTGTAACGTATGGAGGCAACACTTCCGGTTGTACATTGAGTAGCGATTCGGGCTATACGGTTACAAAGACCAATGGGTTTAATAATTATGTATATGCAGAGGGCGACCAGTTGCACGTCAATTCTGGCACAAATGCCACTGTTGGTTATTATACAATTACGGGCAAAACCAGCAACAGTGAATTGGCTTTGGCAACAAGTCCAAATACCGGCGTGTGCAGCGATGCTTACGTTACTTATGGCTGGATGACTCTTGATGTAAATGAATCTTATAACATTATGTCTGATTATGGTTTTACAGGGATAGACCCTTTAGTTATTTCCGAAACTGATCATGTATATCACAAAGGCACATATCCCTTAACTGCCGGAGAGATGGCGGCGTTGTTTACAGATTACGAAAACGATGATTATACACTGAAATCAGACGCTTGTGCCGTTGATTTTGGCAGCGCTGTTTATGCTGCTGAAACGGATATTCTTGGCGTCAATCGTGGCGCAAACCCTGACGTTGGTGCTTATGAGTATGTTACTGGCGGCTCGTCCAAAGCAACGACGCCCGACCCCGCCGATGATGAAACGGATGTATCTCGAACTAACGATTTAGGCTGGGTAAATGGCGGTGGGGCTGAGAATTACAATGTTTACTTCGGAACGAATACTCCACCGACGAATATAGTAAATGGGACTAATCAAGATGCAACTGCCTACGATACCGGAACGATGGAGTATGAAACAGTGTACTACTGGCGTATAGACGCCAACGATGCTAACGGAATTACGACTGGCGATGCATGGAACTTTACTACTCTTTCCGACCCAGCCGATTCGGTTATACACTATTTTATAGGAAGGCAATAATGAAAAAACTAATGCTTATTTTGATATTGTTCTTTGCGACACAGTTGTTTGCCGCTGCTGATTATCTGCACGTCACCGTTGCCGGAGCAGGTAACAACGATGGTCAGACATGGGGCAACGCCTTTAGTATGACTGATTTTATAACTGATGTAAACACCAATGCCGAACCTGGAGATGTCTATTATATAAAAGGGGGGACGACTTTTACCCTTCCGGCGGATACTCCCATTGTGGCGGATAATGATGGCACTGCTGTTGCACCAATTTACATCATAGGGGTTCTGGCAGCTACTACTCACGAAGATGCAGCAGTTGTTCTTGCTGACTACGCTTATGATACTGACAGGCCGCTTTTTGATGCCGCGGCTAACACAGAAGAGCTTACATTTGACGATTATTGGATGATAAAGAATCTCAGATTTTTGACAAATAGTGGAAACGGAATACAAGCGGACATCGGTTCTACTTTTGAAAACTGTTATTCAGCTAACAATAAAAACACGGCAACCACTTATGAAGCGTTTACTCTCGGTAGCATTGGATCAATGTTGATTTCATGCGAAGCCACAGGTTCCGCAGCAGGTACAGGTGTAAATAGTACATCTGTAAATTCAATAATTAACTGCTATATTCACGATTCTGCCGTTGGTATCAATACCACTTCTTCCAATGTAAATTTAATATCCAGCGTTATCGAGAACTGCACTGTTGGTTTTAATTTTGGCAATGTGAGCCACACTTCCATAATAAACAACACTTTCGACACTTGTGCATCTGCTCTTACGGCAACTACAGCGTATTCGACTTTGTGCATAAATAACATATTTAATGAATGTGCCGCACCCGCTACTTGGGATACTGAGAATAAAAACAACTGGTTTGACTACAATTCATACGACGGAGACGCCAGTGGGAATACTAACGTAACAGTAGGCCCGCATAGTATTGATAGCGATATTACTCTTAATGCCGACTTCTCGCTGCAAGCGGCAAGTGTCTGTTTGAGTACAGGATTAGGAATAACGGCAAATGAAGGTGTTGCGGGAGCAGATTTCAAAGTAAATATTGGTGCAGACCAAGATGATAACGCTGCCGGTGGATGTGATTATCCTGCCGAGGCTGATGTAGAGTATGGTGTGGCGTATGGAGATAGTAATACAGGGGCATTTGTCGTACCAGCCGTAGCCGATGTAAATTACAGCGTGGAGTATGGTGCTGCGGCAGAGTTTACAGGAACGTCAACCCTGCCTGCTGTTGCAGATGTAAATCTTGGCGTAACCTATGGTTCTGGTGGTGACGAATACACAGGTACTTTAACTCCGGCAGGCTCAATTAAGTCTGCTGATATTACGTCCATAGCTGACGCGGTTTGGGCCAATGCCGCCGCACTTACAACGGTTGTACAGGCTGACGTTGCTAAGGTTGGCGGTGTTGATGCAGACCCGAACAGGACAGGTTATATCTCTGCGATGGTGGAGTTCGCAACCGATGGTACTACTCCAGGCAGGGCGATGGCTTCTGCTGATGTTACCACGGCCACGGCAACTGCGGTTGCAGCAGACCCGAATATCGCACTAATACTTGCCGATACGGGAACTACGCTACCGGCAACACTCGCAACAATAGACGGTATCGTTGATAATATACTGGTTGACACAGGGACGACGATACCGGCGACCATTGCTTTACTCCCAGAAGAAGTCTGGGAAGACCCGAATGCGTCGGCGACAGTATCGGCAGCAAACATAGCATCCATTGCCGAGGCGGTCGTTACGGACATGGAGGCCAACAGTGTGACGCTTGCGGCGATTGTTGCAGATACTAACGAACTGCAAGAGGATTGGGCTAACGCGGGCCGGTTAGATACCATCATTGACTCGATTCTTGAAGATACTGGAACAACAATACCTGCATCTTTGACAACTATCGACAATTACATCGATACCGAAATAGCTACCATCATATCCGAACAGGCGGAGACTGATTCCAATGTGGCGGCTTTGATAATCTCAGTTGCCGCAATACCTACGGTTGACGAGGTGTGGGCCAAGAGTATGACTGATCTTGTTGCCGGAGCGCCAGATTATGATGCGAGTGTATTTACTGCAATCAATTATCTGTATGAGGCATGGCGCAATAAGATGACTACCAGTAGTACGGAAATTGCAATTTATAAAAATGATGCCAGTACGAAATTGATGGAGTCGGATATTTCCGATGATGGTACGACCTTCACGAAAAGCGAATATGGGGCGGCTGACTAATGGCTATAAATACAGCAGCAAAACGTATGAGTGCAGCCAGTCTTAGTCCTATCGGTGTGGGGATTCTCACGCCGGATGGCACTATATCCGCAGCAGATAGACGTGCGGTATCAGGTGTATGGCGCAGCGCACGAGCAGCCCCAACACCGCCGACAGCCAGTACAATTGAGGAGGCTTTATATGCGACGATTATCGCCGACCCAACTGTAAATAGCATAGTCGATACTAAGGTATATCCCTTACGTATACCACAATCAACCGCAGTCCCTGCAATAATTTACGAACAGATAAGTGGCTGGCGTGAGCATACGATGACAAACAGAATTACAATGGCTTCGCCGGTATTCAGGATAACGGCATCGGCAACGACTTACAGCGGTTGTAGAGCATTGGCCAATGCGATAAGGACTGCACTGAATACGGCCAGTGGTACGGAAGGTGATATTACTGTACAGATAATGTTTTTGCTTAACGAAACGGATACGGTTATTCAGCCTTCCGACGTGCGAGGTTTACGGCGTTACGAATGCCAGCAGGATTACAAGATTTTTTTTAACGAAATTCTAAACTAAGAACCGGAAAAACTAATTTTACAATGAGGCTCGCAATTGTGCGGGCCTTTTTCTTTTAAGGAGTATTATTATGAGTGACGGAATACACGGGCACGGAGCTATTTTGACTATTGGTGAGACAGCAGCAGGCAATATCATCAGTATCAGCGGGCCTAATGAAGCAAGAGATTCAGTAGATATATCTACAATGGATTCAACTACCAAATTCAGAGAGTTTATCCCTGGAATGTTGGACACCGGAGAAGTGACGGTGGAATTAAATTACGATGGTACGGCGGCGGGTACTGCTAATTATCTAAACACATGGAAAACCAACACCGCCGCTACCGTATTGATTACTTTGTATAACGGAACAGTTACATCGAGCTTTTCTTCATCCGGTTTTATTACAGCGTTAGGTCATGCGATACCATTTGACGGCAAGGTAACACAATCGCTCGGCCTCAAATTCACAGGTTCACCAA